AAGATGCAATAGGCAATTCTACGACCTTATTAGATCAAACAAAAGATTTAAAGTCCATCAAGGAGGAACAAGGTCAGGAAAAACAGTAGCCGTTTGTCAATACCTGGTTTATCTTATTACAACATCAAAGAAACCTTTGACCATATCTATTGTCCGTAAGACACTACCTGCATTAAGAGGTTCTGTAATGAGAGATATAATGATAGTGCTACAAGAAACGGGCATCTATTTTTCAGGAGTACATAACAAAGCCGATAATACTTTTAAGTATAATAATCATCTTATTGAGTTTCTTTCGGTAGATGAACCTCAAAAGATTCGTGGTCGTAAAAGAAACATTGCATTCTTAAATGAGGGCAATGAATTAAACATAGAGGATTTTCGCCAAATCAATATGAGAACAACCGATATGGTTATTGTTGATTTTAATCCTTCAGATCCAATCCACTGGATATATAATGACCTAATTCCAAGAGATGATTGCGATACTTGGGTAACAACATACAAGGACAACAACTTCTTATCAAAAGAACTGGTCAATGAAATAGAAAGAATGAAACTTCGTGATCCTGATTATTGGAGAGTATATGGAGAGGGATTAAAAGCAATCTTTAGTGCAAGACAAATATTTAACAACTGGACATTCATTGATTATGATGAGTTTCCTGAATTTGATTTAGATGTAGAGGGAATAGTCGGAATTGACTATGGGTATAGTAATGATCCAACTGCTTGTGTTCTTGTCTTTAAAAAGCATGACAGGGTTTATTTGCATGAGATATTATACCAAAAGGGTTTAACCAATAGCGACATTGTAGATATATTAAAAGCTAAAGGGTATGGCGAGGTAATTACTTACGCTGATTCTGCTGAACCTAAATCTATTGAGGAGATGAGAAGATTGGGATTGTATATAAAACCTGCAACAAAAGGGCAAGGAAGTATAAATGCGGGAATATCTAAGTTAAAAGAGTTTGATATTTATGTAAGCAATGAATCAAAGAATATATTACGAGAATATCAAAGCTATTATTGGGAACAATTAAAAGATGGAACAATAATAAATAAGCCACAAGACAAGGAAAATCATTTAATGGATTCTATTCGTTATGCAGTTTATTCCTCCTTTGGTAAGAAAGAAAACTTTTTTGTAATTTAATTAGTATTTTTGTAAAATAAAAGTTATTCGATGGCATCAATTTTATCAAGATTTCAGAAACTCATATCAAAGAATTTTCAACAAACTAATGTAGAGTTTAATAAAGCGATATATAACTACATAGGAAACAGTATTGTTTGGAATCCTGAAAACGATAACACATATATTGAAAAAGGGTATCAACAAAACACAACAATTTATTCTATTGTAAATCTAATTGCAAAAACGGCAGCGACTATTCCATTTCAGATATATGAAATAAAAAGTGAGAATGATTTAAAGAAGTATAAATCTATGACAAGTGGTATTGCAAATGGTTCAGCGTTACACAAAGCAGAGGTATTAAGAAAACACGCTCTTGAAGAAGTAGCAGATACTGAATTGCACGAATTACTATCAAGACCTAATCCTGCACAATCATACAATTCTTGGATTCAAGAAATAATTGCATTTGGTAAACTAACTGGAAATCGATATATCTATGGTTTAAAACCTGATACAGGTGCTAATCAAGGTAAATTCAAAGAATTATATGTATTACCAAGTCAAAAGGTAGAAATTAATAGTGGTGGAATATTTGACCCAGTTAAATCATACTCATTAGATTATAACGGACAATATCAAATGGCAGCAGAGGATATTTGCCATATAAAAGATTTTAACCCTTATTATGATGGAACTGGTAGTCATTTGTATGGAATGTCGCCACTTAAAGCAGGTTTAAGATCATTAGATACAAATAACGAAGCAGTTACAACTGGTGCGAAGTATTTACAGAATCAAACCGCAAGAGGTGTGCTTATGAGTGATGAGGGGGATATTAATGAAGTACAAGCACAACAATTAAAAGAGAAGTTTAGACAAAACTATCAAGGCTCTAACAGTGCAGGTGATATTGTAATAACACCAAAGAAACTATCTTGGATAAACTTTGGAATGTCTGCATCTGATTTATCTCTTATAGAACAATACAATGCAAGTATTAAAGATTTATGTAATATTTATTCTGTACCTGCCGTTCTTTTAAACAACACGGAATCTTCTACATACAACAATGTAATCGAAGCTAAAAAGACATTGTATCAAAATGCAGTAATCCCTGAACTTAATAAAATCAAAGATGAGTTAAACAGATGGTTAGTTCCTGCTTATGGCGAGAAACTATACATTGATTTTGATTACTCCAGTATTTCTGAAATGCAAGAAGAAATGGATAAAGTGGTTGGGCAAATGAGTCAAGCGTGGTGGCTAACTCCAAACGAAAAAAGACAAGCAATGAGTTATGGTGTTGAATCTGACAATGAAAAACTTAACGATTATTATATTCCAATGAACCTTGTACCATTACAAGATGAGGTTATTAGCGAGGACTTTAAAAGTGTTAAAGTAGATTATAATGAACTTCTTGATGTTAAGAGAGAGGTTCGTAGAGATGTTTATACAACTCGAGTTGAAGCAAGTGAAAGAGCAGAAGATATTGGTTGTCAAGGTGTTCATTCACACGATGATAATGGAAATAAGGTTTATATGCCGTGTGCATCACACGAAGAATATGAAAGAATAACTGGAAACGAATTAAAGACAAACGACAACGAATATACATCTAAACAAAATTCATATAATAATTATCCACAAGGTGCTACTAACAATGCAAAGAGAATGTTAGAGTGGAGAAAGAAATATGGTCGTGATGTTGTTAAAGGTGGCACAGAGGTTGGTTGGAAACGAGCAAATCAATTAGCTAATAGAGAATCAATATCACTTGATACTGTAAAAAGAATTCATAGCTTTTTAGCAAGACACGAGGATAATGCAAAAATATCTGAAGAATATAGAAACGAACCTTATAAAGACAAAGGGTATGTAGCTTATAATCTTTGGGGTGGTAAAGCAATGATTTCTTGGGCTAAAAAGATTTCTCAAAATGCTGACTAAAAAATTCAAAAAAAATTATCAAAAAGATTGGCTTAATCAATTAGATATTGCAGAAGCTAAACAAGATAAGAAATGGGTAAAATATCTTGTTAGTGAAAATAATCAGATAATTGATGAGTTTTTAAAAGCTAATAAAAAAATACCTGACCTACAATCTAAATTCAAGAATAGCGACTTAATAAATCTTTATGTTGAACTTTATCAAGAGGTTGGTAATAAGTTTGCCAGGTGGTATGCACAAAACTTTGACAAATACATTACTAAAAATATTGATGTTGAATATGAGGATATTTGGAATCAAAAATTTGCATACATAGGTAGTCAAGTGGCGGGAACAAGAGTTGTTAGTGTTGGTGGTAATCGTAAAAAAGAATTAACAAAAACACTAAAAAGATATATGGCAGACCCCGACTTTCAATCAATGAATGAGGTACAAGCGGGTAGAATATTAAGAAAGAAGTTTAAAGATATGTCGGTTGTAAATGCAAAACGAATTGTAAGAACCGAAAGTGTTAATGCTGCGAACTATGCTACTAATCAAAGTGCCACCGATGTTTTTGGAAAAGAGAATCTTCAAAAAGAATGGATTGCAACTTTTGATAATAGAACAAGAATAGATCATATTCAAGCAAATGGACAAGTAGTCGATATGGATAAAAACTTTTTAGTGGGTGGTGAGGAATTAGCATATCCAGGTGATAGTAGAGGAAGTGCTGCTAATGTAATAAATTGTAGATGTACAAATGCACCTTTTCCAAAAGAAGCAATTATTGAGGGAAGTATTCCACAAAGAATTGAACCAACTCCCGTGAGAGTTCCAAGGCAAAGAGTGGTGCAAGAAGGAAAACCAAATTTTTATCCAAAAGAAATTGATGAATTAAAAAGATTAGGTTTTGAACTACCAAAAGATGATGGATATTTAAGAAATTTTGTAAAACCTGTAAACTTTATACTTAATAAAAACAGAACAAGTAACTTTTATCTCCCAACCAAAAATAGTGTTAATTTGGGTTTAAAAAAAGTAAAAAATAATTGGTGGACTATTGGTAACGGAAGTCGAGTTCTTGTTCACGAAATAGGTCATTCAATACATACTACAAGAAAATTAGCATATAGACAAGGTTCTGAATATTTAGCACACCCAAAATTTAAAGCCAAAATGAACGATTGGAAAGAAAGGTTTATGAGTAATAAGAGGTTGTCATCTCAAATGTCAAAAATGTTTAAAGAACTTGATCCTAATGGAATATTAGTTTTACAAAGCGATAATTTAGCGAGAAGTATTAATCGAGGTGTTTCAACTTATACACCCTTACAAAACTTAAAAAAATTAATGCCAAACATACCATATAATAAATTGAGATGGTACTTTGTGTCGACTAACGATTTTTTTGGTGCAATTAATAAAATGAAGAACTTTGGATATGGTCATAAGAAAGGTTATTATTTAAAAACAAAAGGTGGTGATTATGCAGAGGTCTTTGCGAATATGTATGACTGGAAATACAATGGAAATCCAGTGATGGAAAAATATTTTCCTAAACTCTTTGAAGAAGCAATGGATTTATTAGATGAATTATTAGAAACTGGACAGTTTACACCAACAAAAATATAATTATGGAAGATTTTGAAAAATTATTAAAATTACAAGATGAATATTTAGAGCTTCACCCTAATTCAGAAGTTCCTGATATAAGTTTTCCAGGTGGTGATATTGATAAACTGATAGAAATGTTAGAAAATGCCAATGGAAGAAAAATAGAAGCAATAGAAGATATAAATGCTTTTGATTTAGTAGAATATAAATATATAGAAAATTAATATCTTTGTAAAATGGAAAATATAATATATAAGTCAAGTCCAATCGGTGAATTAGTTGATGCCGATGAAAAGAGTGGAATCGTAAAAGGTTATGGTTCTGTATTTAATAATGTTGATAGCGATGGTGATATAATTACACCAGGTGCATATACAAAAACGATTATGGAGAATGGAAGTCGTGTAAAGTATTTATATCAACACAATATGGATCAACCTTTAGGTAAAATGGTAAACCTATATGAAGATGATAAAGGATTAATGTTTGAAGCAAAAATACCTAAAACTCAACTTGGAACTGATGTATTAGAACTTATGAAAGCAGGGGTAATTACCGAAAATAGCGTTGGTATATTACCACTACAAAAAGAAGCGGGAGTAGATGATGGATATAATAGAAAATTAACGGAAGTAAAACTTTATGAGATTTCTGCCGTTACACTTGCTGCAAATGATGAAGCGATGATATTAGATGTAAAAGGAAATGTAGATAAGGAAAAAGTATTGAAAAGATTTGATAAACTTGTGAAATTAATTCGCAAGGGTAACATTTCTGACAATATGGGTTATGCTATCGAAGCAGAACTCATTAAGCTAAAATCTATTTTTAACGATAGTGCCACTTTGCCAACTGAAATTGATGTTACAGAGCCGACACAGGTAAAAGCTGATAATAGTGATATATATAATTATTTGTTTAATAAATTAAATTCGTAAAAAATGAACGATGAAATTAAAAAAGAATTAGATCAAATAGGAAATTTGGTTGATTCTAAAATTGAAAAAGCATTCGGTCAAGCTAAAGATAACGCTAAAGGAGAAGTCGAAACTTCACTAAAAAGTGAGATTGATAACCTAAGCAAAGAGTTTTTAGCGAAACACGATGATGCTACAAAAAGAATGGACAGTTTTGAAGTTGCACAAAAAAAAGCAATTACTTCAAATGAACCAACTAACTTTAAAAGTTCTTTAATTAAAAACATCAATGAAGGTGTAATTGAAGGATTATTAAAAGGTAACTCAAACGCTGCAAAGTTTGAGATGAAAGCAGGGGATATGACTATGGCAAATTCCTACACAGGAGTTGTTGCAGGTGAAACAGTTGTTCCTGGGATTAAATACGATCCATCAAGAAGCGTAAACATTAGAAATTTAATTCCTAATGGAAGCACAAATGCACAAACAATTAGATTCCCAAAAGAATCTGCTTATGATGATGGTGCAGCTGCTACGGCTCAAGGTTCAACCCTTCCTGCATCAGATTTTGACATTACTGCAACTTCAGTAAATGTTGAAAAAATTGGTACTTTCATGAGAATTACAGAAGAAATGTTAGCTGATACACCACAATTATCATCTTACCTTTCTGCAAGAGTTCCTGGTAAAGTTTTAGCAATTGAAGATAATGAAATCCTTAACGGAGATGGTTCAGCACCTAATCTTGATGGATTATTTACTGATGGTACTGCTTTTGTAACTGCTGATACTGGTGCATTTTACCATGCAGTTGAATCAGCAAATGAGTATGATGTGCTTGTAGCTGCTTTAAACCAGTTAGCATTATCAAACTATACTGCAAGTAGTATTTTAGTAAACCCAACTGATATGCACAAAATCGCATTATTAAAGGCAACTACTAATGAGTATTTGAGAAATCAAATTTATTCAGGTTTAGTTCCAACTATAATGGGAGTGCCAGTCGTTGCAAATACGGCAGTTACTGCAGGAAAATTCCTCGTGGGAGATTTAAACCAAGCGACACAACTTTGGATTAGAGAAAACCTTTCTGTTGAATTCTCAAGAGAAGATTCTACTAACTTTAGAGATGGTTTCGTAACTGTTAAAGTATCTGAAAGAGTTGCTTTAACTAACTACCAACCAAATGCAATAGTACAAGGAACGTTTAGCACTGCTAAAACAGCACTTGAAACTGCATAAGTAATCGAGTAGTAATTAATTAAAGGGGCTTAATTGCCCCTTTTTTTATACCTAAACATTAAAGAATATTAAATAATGTAAAATATATTTGTGTATATCAAATAAATTGGTTTACTTTGAATAAAATTAGAAAATATGAATAAAGAACAAATAATTGAAGCATTAACATTTATCGCATATACAATAATAGGCGTAGGAATGTTTTTTTGTTTATGGTCAATATCCGTAATATTTAGTGTGTAATGAAAGTAATATATAAAGCAACAAAACAAGATATAAATATGCCAGTTGATTTAAACTTGCAAAAAAGAATCATTAAGTATGCTTGTTGGGGATTAGGTGTGTTTACGTTTTGGGTAGCATTAGCAATTAACTTTTTATTTTGGTTATTTAGATAATGGCAGCACCAAAAAAAATAGCACCAAAAATAATGAAGATTATATCTAATCATTGGGATATAAAGGACATAACACAAGATACTTATTTTAAGGTTTTGACTTATGCTTATGGAATAGAGGACACTATAATCGAAAGTAAAAAGAAAAAAGATGGATCACTTAGAGATTGAAAGATATCAAAGAGAAGAAATAGAAACAAAGGAATGTTTGAATTGTGGCGTTAAGTTTAAAAGTCATATTGATATTCCAAGACAGTATTGTTCTAATGTTTGTTATTATAGTACATTAGAGTAATTTTTTTTTCATATTAGTTAGTTTTATTAGTTAAGTGGTTAATTTCGGTTAGCCACTTTTTTTGTAACTTTATTTTTGTGGATAATAATATACGAGGTTGTTATGCTGAATATTTATTTGGTACAGAATGTTTAAAACATAATATTATTGTTTCTTTCCCATTATTAGATTCATCACCTTATGACTGCATAGTAGACACACCAAATGGATTATATAAAATACAAGTAAAATCTTCATGGCAAAGTGAGGCTAAAAACAGGCATACAGTTTCAGTTAATTGGAATAAAAAATATTCTTTAAATGATGTTGACTTTTTTGCAATATATGTGAAATTATATAAAGGCTTTTTTATATTTAAAAATAATGGCAAAAGATTGTGTATAAGATTAAATATGAAAAATGATAATTCAAAATATTTTAATAACTTTGATTTTAAATAAGACATTGTTTGTCTTAAATAGTTTTTCTTTCTTTATTCTAATTCAATCAAATGCACTGTAAACTTTATGGTGCATTTTTTTTGTATTTTTGTTTTAAATAATAAATTATGTTAGAAGATATATTAGAGTTTTTTGGTATCATAGAAAGAGATGCTAAAAAGACAAAAGAAACAAAGGAACTAAAACAAGCATACAAGAAAAAAATTAAAAAAAATAAGTAATGACATATTATAGCAATCCTTTAAATCGTTTTCATACACAAATTAAAATTACTGCTACGACAGGATCAGAAATAATCAATACGGCAACCGCTAAATCATATTTAAGGGTTGATACAACTGCTGATGATACTCTAATAGGTCAAATGATAACACAGGCAAGGATTATAATTGAAAACTACATTACGAAAGACATAGCGGCTAAAACAAGGAAATTGTATTTAGCGAGTGTTGATGAAAGGTTTGTTTTACCATTTTCGCCCATAGCATCAATTCAATCAATAACTGTTGAGGGAACTGCAACAACTGCATTTACGGAGTATGGGCTTGATGATACAATCATTGAACTTAATAGTTTACCATCAAAAGAAGTCATAGTGAGTTACACAACGGCAGGTATGAATGATAGCTTTTTAATACAAGCTAACCTACAACTTGTTTCTACTTTGTATGATAATAGAGCAGATTTTGTTATTGGTCAAACTGTAACAGATTTACCTACAAGTGTAAAAGATATATTAAATTCATATAAAACAATGTTTATATAATGAATTCAGGAAAATTAGACACAAGGGTTTTAATAAAAAGACAATCTAAATCTGCTGATGGGTTTGGTGGTTTTTCATCTACCCTTGCAACACAAACAACAATTTGGGCAATGGTTAATTATACTGGTGGTGATATTGCCACAAAAAATGGTAAAAGAGATCGAAACCTTGTAATTGAACTTACTGTTAGGAAAAAAACTGCTGATGATATAAACACAACAGATTTGTTAGAAATAGAAAATGAAAGCGGACAGTTCCAAATAAATAATATGTTTGATAGTAATTACAAGTATTATACAACGATAACGGCAACAAAGAGGGAGTAATGGAAATAAGAGTTAATAAATCTGATCTTCGTAAAGTCAATAAAATGTTTGACAAGTTAGATGCTCTTGGTGCAAAAGGTGTTGATATGATAATAGATAAAAATGGATTATTAATATCAAGAGATATAAAATTGCCACCTATTCCAGTTGATACAGGTAATTTAAGAAACAATGTTGTTTATAATGCAAAAGACAAATCAATAGAATCTAAAGCACCATATTCAGGGTTTCTTGAATTTGGTACAAGATTTCAAAAAGCACAACCTTATTTCTTTGGTAAAATAAACACAGGCTTAAAAAGGTTAATGTTAGATTTAAACAATGCAATTAAAAGAAGTTTAAGATGAAAGAACCAATACGATTTATAAGACAAAAGATATTTACACTTTTAAATGGGAATGTAAGTTATGGTGGTGCAAATGTACCTGTATATAATCGTGTTCCATCTACTCAAAGCGAACCTTATATAATTGTTTATTCAGCAGATACTGCACAAACAAATCAAAATCAAAGTGATTTTATAGTAGAATGTATTACAAGAATTGAGGTCGTTACTGCTTTCTTTTCTGATGATGGTGGAGAATTACAAGTGAATGACATCGTAGAATCTATTTTAGAGTTAGTTAAGACATCTACGACAGATTACTTTGACCTAACATCAAACAATTTTAATGTATTCACAAGTAACATAAATGGGGTTGCTTATAGTGAAGAAAATGATGATGAAAAAACTTATTACAGAGCAATCATTGACATTGCAAACAGAGTTCAACAAAATTAAAATTATGGCAAAATCTAAAAAAGAAAACTTTAGTACAAATATATCTTGGAAAGAAGCATTTGGTTCTGCAACTGCTAAAAAATTAAAAATTAAAAACACACCTAACGATGAACAATTAGCAAATATGAAAATTTTAGCTAAAGAACTATTTGAACCTTTAAGAGAAAAAGTAGGTGAACCAATCATTGTAAATAGCTTTTTTAGGTCAGAGAAATTAAATAATGCTATTTCAGGTGCTGCAACAACATCACAACATATAGATGGGTGTGCAATTGATTTAGATGCAACAGGTGTTTCTAATTGTGAATTATTTTATATAATTAAAAACGAATTAGATTTTGATAAACTTATTTGGGAGTTAGGAGATGATAACAACCCTGCTTGGATTCATGTTTCTTATGTAAAGGGTAATAACCGAAAATTAGTGTATCAAGCAAAAAGAAAAGAGGGAAAAGGATATTCTACATATCACTCATTTAATTTAGATAAAATTCAAGATGCTTAAATTATTAAAAAGATTATTAGGTTTTTCAGATAAAAACGACATTGGTGGGCTTGGGCTTGAAATAAGAGAACTTATAAAGGGGAAAGAGATTGATCCACAAAAGTTAATTGAATTACAAGCACAGATTAACGAACAAGAAGCAAAACACAGAACAATTTTTGTGGCTGGATGGCGCCCTTTTATTGGTTGGGTTTGTGGTTTTGCACTTGCATATAATTTTGTATTAAGAGATTTACTTGTATGGTATGTTGGGGTTGAATCAGCACCCCCTGCCCTGCAAATGGAACACTTAATGACTGTTTTAATTGGAATGCTTGGTCTTGGTGGAATGAGGACTTTTGAAAAGTTTAATAATAAAGCAAACTAATGGCACAAAAAGTTTTTGTTTCTTATATTGAAAAGCCAAAAAAGAAAAGACCAGGAAGGCATAGTAAAAATGCTTCAAGAGGCCAAAATGGTTACAAAAAAAAATACATAGGTCAAGGTCGAAAACATTAATTATTAATTTGTTATTTTTGTAGTAAATTATTTAGTTATGTCAAACGATTTATATAATACAGGAAATTATCAAAAAGCAGCATTTGGAGAATTTGGTTTAAGAGTCATTGCTTCAAGTGGAACAAGTACAGTTGGTGAAAAATACAATGCTATTCAAGCAATGGAAGATTCAACAATAACTTGTACAAATGCAGCAACTGGTGGTGATACATCAATAACAAGTTTAGAATTATCAGCAGGTATTATTATATATGGATCATTCCATACGATAAGTTGTGCATCAGGTAAAGTAATTTCTTACATAGAGTAGTATGTTAGGACTTGGGTTAAATTTAGCGAAAATGGGCAACAAGGTTTCTATTGCTATTCAAAAGGTAAGACAATATTGGAATAAGAATCAACAACAATGGCAAAACGTAAATAAAAATTGGGAATCATTATAAAAAATAAATTATGGCAAGTTTAACAGGTAATAAAATAAAAGATACTTATACATCGCTACTTAAAGTGGGTGATAATGGTGTGATTGATAGTTCAGCACAAGCATTAACAGATGGTGCGGGTAATGCTCTTGGTTTAACATTAACAAACACTGGTGTGATTGTATCTACTGCAAAAGGAACTATGATCGGAACATCATCAACTGGTGAGATAAGTTCAGCAATGATTGCAGATAATGCAGTAGATGCACAAAGATTAAATGTAAGTGGAAATGGAACATCAGGACAATATCTTATAAGTGATGGTGATGGTAGTTTTTCTTGGCAAACTTTATCTGCAGGTGATATTACAAGTGTCGTTGCAGGTGATGGCCTAACAGGGGGTGGTTCGAGTGGTGATGTGACTTTAACAGTTAGTGTTGATGATTCTACAATAGAAACAAATGCAGATGCTTTAAGAATAAAAGATAATGGAGTTACTTATGCCAAATTAGGTGCAGAGTTTACTACTGCAGCAGCATTAAGTGGAACTTCAGTAGATTGGGCAACTGCTACAACATTTACTAAAACATTAGGAGCTGATACAACATTAACTTTTGCTAATGTTTCGACTGGTATGCAAATCAATTTAGTTATTAGTGGTAATTACACTTTAACTTTACCAACAAGTGTAAAAGAACTTACAAATGCTTCAACGTATGATGGAAGTGGAGAAAATTTAATAAGTATAGTTTCTACAAATGGAAACACAGAGCAATTCGCAACAATAAATAAAGTAGCATAATTATGAAAGCAGTAAATAACGCAGGTGTAATAACTTTTTATCAATCAGTGCCAAATTCATTTAGGTCATCAACAGGTTTACATTTAAACGTAAAAGGATGGTCTAACCAAGATATGAAAGACAATGGTCTTTTTGATGTAATCATAGATGATAGTTATGATGAAAGAATACACGATTTAGGTGAAATATATTGGGATACACAAGCTACTTGTTTTAGAAAAGACAAGTCTAATAAAACTTGGGAAAAGTCATTAAGCGAATTAAAAGAGCAATCAATAAACAACTTTAAACATAGAATAGGTGGCGAACTTGCAAAAACAGATTGGTATATAATAAGAGAAGCAGATAATGGAGCAGATGTACCTGCAGATGTTGTAGATGCAAGAGTGGCTTTAAGAGAATTATCAGATACAGTTGAATCGGAAATAAATGAAATTACAACTAAAGCAGGTGTTATAACATACGATTTCCCAAACATTTAATAAATGGGTTTAAATAAAAGATTAATTGGTGCAGGCGCTACAGCAGGAGCAGGTGGTATAACTCCAAGTGAAAACTTTAAGGTAGTTACTTGGACTGGTAACGGTTCTTCTCAAACTATTGAAGTTGGTTTTAAACCAGATTTTATTTGGGCAAAAGATAGAGTTTCTGCAGGAGAGTGGCACATGCTATCAGATTCAACAAGAGGAACAAATTCACAGTTATTCAGTAATGCTCAAAATGCACAAGATACAAAATCAACAGTTATAACTTCATTTGATTCAACTGGTTTTAGTATTGGTTCTGATAATCTTGTTAATAATAGCGGTAAAACTTATGTAGCTTGGTGTTGGAAAGCAAACGAGGGAACTACAACATCAGGAACAGGAACAGGAGGTGTGTCAAGTGTAACTCATCAACTTAATAGCGATGCAGGTTTTTGTATTACTAAATTTACTGTTCCTAATACTTCAACAGGTGGTTCTACCACAACTCACGGATTAGATTCTACTCCTGATTTTATTATAATGAAAAGAATTACTGCTGTTGAACAGGCTTGGTGGGTTTGGCATAATTCATTTACAAGCGGTAATGATTATCTACAGCTTCAAACAACAGGTGCAAAAGGAAGCAATAGTAATGTTTGGAATGGAACTGCGCCAGACGCAAGTAAAGTTACTTTAGGTCCGTGGAATCTTCAAGGCGATACTTATATAATGTATGCTTTTAAAAATGTTGAAAATTTTTCAAAGTTTGATTCATATACAGGTACAGGAGGTAATTTAATTGTAGAAACAGGATTTGAACCTGCATATTTAATGATTAAAAGAACTGATGCTGCAAATTATGATTGGTATATATTAGACAACAAAAGAAATCCAATAGATTACAGAAATACAATATTAAGAGCAAATTCAGCAGATGCAGAATCAACAGTAACAAATGGAGATATAGATGTTAAGTTTTTGTCTAATGGTTTTTCTTTTGATGATATTCCAAGTTCAAGTGCTGGATTTAATGCTACAGGTGGCACATATATCTATATGGCATTTGCAGCAGATCCTGACACAGAAGCACCAACACTTGAAAGTAGCTTTAATATAGAAACTTATACAGGGAATGGTACCTCATTAGATATAAACACAGGGTTTAAACCTGGATTAATATGGACTAAACCCAGAAGTTATTCTGATCATCATCAATTATGGGATATAGTAAGAGGCGCAGGCTGGACAGTTTATAGTGATACAACACATGCTGAAAACCCAACTATTCGTCTTGATGGTGTATCTTCTTTTAATGATAATGGATTTAGTATTGGCGACTGGAATAATATAAATGTAAATAACGCAGATCATGTTGCTTGGGTTTGGAAAACCGATGATAACGAAGCAACAATAGGAAAAGTTACAGAAGATTTAGATGCAGTAGCAATATATAAATTTGAAGACAATGCAGATGATGTAACAGGAAACTTTGATGGAACAGCTTCTAATGTAACATACAACGCAAGCGGTAAGTTTAATAAAGCAGGGGATTTTAATGGTTCTACATCTAATTTTACTTATCCTGAAGAAACAATTAATATAAATGAATCTCACACAATTTCAGGTTGGGTATATCTTGATACATTACAAGATGAAGATATGTTGTTTTATAACCACGATACTAATGTTAGATTAAGGGGTAATTATTCAGTAAAATATAGAAGAAATTTAGTTAATACAGCTTACGATATAAATTCATCAACAACTTTATCTGCAAGTACTTGGTATCATATTGTTATAACATTTGATACTACAAATGGTATGGCTCTTTACATAAATGGTTCATTAGAAGGAACTAATTCTTATACAGGCAACGCAAGTAATCATTCATCTGATTATGGCTTAATGTATAGGGCTGATAATGGGGGTCAGAGAACGGACGGTAGAATGGATCAAGTTAGAATTTATGATAAAGCATTGACAGCTTCTAATGTAGCAACACTATATGCAGAAACAGCAGCACAAAACAATAGTTTAAGTTTAGGAATGACTTATGTTGCTGGTACGCAATCAATTGTTAGTGCAAATGCAAATGCAGGTTTCTCAATTGTCAAATATGAAGGAACAGGTAGTGCAACGACAGTTCCTCATGGGTTATCAGCTGCCCCTAATATGATTTTAGTGAAAAACCTTTCTAACACTCATAGCGGAAATGCTCATTGGGCGGTTTATCATACAAGTGTAGGTGCAACAAAAGTTATTTATTTAAATAGGGACAATGCGGAAGGAACATCAAGTGCTTTTTGGAATGATACTGCACCATCATCAACATCATTTAGCATAGGCACTGATAATGATGTTAATGTAAATAATGAAGACTTTATCGCTTATTGTTTCCACGATGTAACAGGTTACCAGAAATTTGGAAGTTATAGCGGGAATGGAAGCACGCAAAGTATTACTGGGTTAGGTTTTAAACCTGACTTTGTAATGTTAAAAAGAAGTAGTGGCACAGGAAATTGGAATATTTATGATTCTCGTAGAGGACAACCAATGTTAAGAGCAAATACTGATAATTCAGAATTTAGTGGTTTAAGATTATCTTTTGAATCTGATGGTTTTAAATTAGAAGATAATGATGCAGACAGAAATGCAAGTGGTTCAACTTATATCTACTGGGCAATAGCTAAAAACATACCAATTAACACAACATTAGCGGATAGCTTTAAAATATTAACATATACTGGAACAGGTGCAAATCAAAAAGTTGAAGGTTTAGGCTTCAGACCTGATTTGGTTTGGATTAAATCAAGAAGTACAACAAATACTCATCAATTACACGATGCTGCCAGAGGTATTGGGCAGACATTAAAATCAAGTGATATTGCTGCAGAAGTAAATGAATCACAATATTTCACAGGTGTAGGTGATGGATATTTACAATTTGGTACAAATGCAGGTAACTATAATAACACAGGAACAAACTATGTAGCTTGGGCTTGGAAAGCAGGTAATACTTGGCAATCTAATATTGATGGGACAATACCAAGTATAACAAATACAAATACTGCAAATGGATTAAGTATTGTAAAATACACAGGAACAGGGAGTACAGGCACGTATGGTCACGGATTATCATCATCGCCTAATCTTATAATTACAAAAAGATTAGATGCCTCTGAAGGTTGGTTAGTTTGGTTTAGTTCTTTGCCAGCAAGTAATTATATGTATTTAAATAGTAGTGGAACAGGAGGAACAGACGCTAATGCATATAAAACAATAGGTTCCACAACAAATCAAATAGGTTCGGATGGAACTGTAAATACAAGTGGTGGTGAGTATATATCTTATGTTTTTCATTCAGTAAGTGGATATAGCAAGTTTTCAAGTTATACAGGTAATGGAAGTACGCAAAGTATTACTGGTCTTGGATTTAAGCCAGACTTTGTAATGACTAAAGGCAGAACAAGTGCTGATAATTGGTTTATATTTGATTCAGTAAGAGGAGATTCTGTTACAGTAAATGCAAATTTAAATGCAGCAGAATATGCAGATACAGGAGTAACTTCGTTCGACAGTGATGGGTTTACATTAGGTTCAGGTGCCGGAGAAAACAGAAATGGGGACACTTACGTATATATGGCATTTAAAATGAACCCAACGCCTTTACCTTTAACAGGTAATATGTCATTCCTTGTTATTGCAGGAGGAGGTTCAGGTGGTAACAGACACGGAGGTGGTGGTGGAGCCGGAGGGTTTCGTACATCTTATGGTAATACATCAGGTGGTGGTGCATCTGCTGAAAGTGATATAACTTTATCAGCAGGAACATATACAATTACAATAGGTGCAGGTGGAGCAGGTACAACTTACAATACAACTGCAGGAAACAATGGAGCAGTATCTTCAATAGCAGCAAGTGGATTAACAACAATATCATCTACTGGGGGAGGTGGTGGAGGTATATATCATCAACCAACAGGCGCACACATAGACGGCTCTGATGGTGGTTCTGGTGGTGGTGGTGGTTCAGCCTCTTCTAAAGGTGTTGGAACTGCAAATCAAGGTTACAATGGAGGAGATGGAGGAGGACAAAACGCACCAGACTATGGTGGTGCTGGAGGTGGTGGTGCTTCAGCTATTGGAAATAATGGTTCAGGAAGTGGTGGTGGAAACGGTGGTGCAGGATTAGCAGTTGAAATTACAGGTTCTTCAGTAGCTTATGCTGGTGGAGGTGGTGGTTCATCTTTTACGAATCATAGTGCAAGAGGTACCGGTGGTAATGGTGGTGGAGGTGACGGTGCTGGAAATCTTAATACAGGTGGGTCTGGTACAGCAAATACCGGAGGTGGTGGAGGTGGAACTACTTATGATGGTGGATATTCAGGAGCTGGAGGATCTGGTGTAGTAATATTAAGGTTACTTACATCTGAATATTCAGGAACAACAACAGGTTCACCGACAGTTACAACAGATGGAAATCATACAATAATAAAATATACAGGAAGTGGAACTTATGTACACAGTTAAAATAAATTAATAAATGGCACAAACTAGATTAAAATCAGGTAACCTTCATATGGTAGGAGGAGACAACGGAAGTGATGGTAATGTACTTAAATCAAAAGGTGATGGTACAATGGAATGGGGAGAAGTTATTATAAACCCTACATTTTCTTCTTTTGATTACCCGGGAGATGATACGGCTTTAGATCCAGCAGGAGGCCAAAGCTTAGTTATAAACGGTGGAGGTTTTAATCCTAACGTAACTGTAACTATAGGTGGTACAACACCATCTTCAATAACGAGAAACAGTGCTACACAGTTAACAGTTACAACACCTGCTAAAAGTGCAGGATCACAAGCTTTAGTAATAACTAATACAGACGGTGGAAGTGCTAGTACAAATGTATCTTATAATGGTGTACCAGCATTTACAAACGCAGCAGGAAGCTTAGCGAGTGTTAAGTCGGGCACCACAATAAACGTTTCAGCTGCGGCAACAGAACCAGATGGGGGTGCAATAACTTACGCTGTAACATCAGGCGCTTTACCTTCGGGGGTTTCTTTAAATACATCGACGGGGGCAATTACAGGCACAGCACCAGATGTTAGTGCTTCAACAACAAGTAACTTTACCGTTACAGCCACAGATAATGAAAATCAATCAACTGCAAGAGCATACAGTATAACTGTAACACCTCCTCTTCCCTCAGAACATTTTGGAATAGTTACTTATACAGGTAATGCTACTGCTAGATCATTTACAAGTTTAGGATTTAAACCAGATTTAGTATTAACAAAATCAAGAAGCTACGCTGAAAAAATAAATGTATTTGATTCTACAAGAGGGGTAACCAAAAGACTTTATTTAACTGACACACATTCCGAAGCTGCTCAAGCAAATTCCTTAACATCGTTCAATAATGATGGTTGGTCTATAGGAACCTGGGGGGATATGAACCAAAATTCACAAACCTATGTTTCTTGGTGTTTTAAAGCAAATGGAGGAACAACATCTAGTAATACCGCTGGAACAATTACATCAACAGTTCAAGCGAATCCGACATTAGGATTTTCAATAGTAAAATGGGACGGAACTGGTGCTATAAATACAGTAGGACACGGTCTTTCAGCTGCACCTGAATTAATTTTAAATAAAGGTTTAGATTCAACAGCAGATTGGCAGGTTTATTCATCAGTAACTGGAAATGGTAACAAATTAGCTTTAAATACAAATGCTGCATCTTCAAGCACAACAAGGTTTGATAGTACAAGTCCTACATCATCTGTGTTTACATTAAGAGATGTTGGTCTTGGCACAGGACAGATAGCATACTGTTTTCATTCAGTCGATGGCTTTTCAAAGATTGGCTCATACACAGGGAACGGAAACGCTAACGGACCTATTATTGAAACCGGATTTGAACCGGCATTTATAATGGTAAAAAGATATAATGCTACTTCTAATTGGGTGATTTACGATAATAAAAGGAACACAACAAATCCAAGATATTCTTATCTAATGGCTAATGAGACAAGTGCAGAGGCGGGAAGTGCAGGAGATGCGGCACCTCAACTTGATTTTTTTAGCAATGGGTTTAGACCATCTGGAACAGAAGGATATGTAAATGCTGATGGGGATAAATATATTTACATAGCTTTTGCAGCAGATCCAGATACTACGGCACCAACACTAGCGGATAGCTTTAATGCGGTAACATATACTGGTAGTGGTACACAAAGAGATATTGGAACAGGTTTTAAGCCTGGTATGGTTTGGTGGAAGTCAAGAGATTCAGGTGACCACAATATAGGGGATATAATTAGAGGTAAAAACTTTATTAGACCTAATTCAACGATTGCCCAATATGGAGCAACTGACCAAATATTGTCGTACAATGATACAAGTTATACTATTGGTACAGGCAATGATGGAAATCAAAGTAGTAGAAATTGGGTTTCTTGGGCTTGGAAAGCTGATGACAATGAGCCTACGATAACTCAAACCACAACAGATATAGATGCTATTGCTATATATAAATTTGAAGATAACACAAATGATGTAACAGGCAATTTTAATGCCTCATCAACATCTAATATTACATACAATGCAAGTGGTAAATTTAATAAATCAGCAGAATTTAATGGTTCAAGTTCTACGATCACTTTACCTATAGCTACATCTGATTTAGGAACAGGTAGTGCTTGTAGTATATCTTGGTGGTGGAAACCAAACACAAGTGGTACTACTATAGATTTTTTGTTTGAAGCAAATGCAGCAGATGTATTTATGATTCACACAGGTGGTGGAGCAGGTAGTCAAGGATTAAGAGTTGGTGTTAAAAATACAAGTGAAACTGCTTTTCAATTAGATGTAACAAATGCTTATACAACTGGAGTGTGGCAACATCACGTAGCAACTTTTGGAAATGGTAAAATTAAATTATATGAAAATGGTAATTTAAAAGGTTCTTTAGATTATAATGGAACTATAAAAACAATTTCAAATATAGCTATAGGAAATAGACCAAGTAACTCATATTGGTATAGTGGTGAGTTAGACCAAGTAAGAATCTATAATGGAGAACTTGATGCAGCAAGTGTAACTAATTTATATAATGAAACTACTTCACAAAACAATACACTTGATATTGGAACAGATGAAAATACATCAATAGAATCAATAGTTAGTGCAAATGCTAATGCAGGATTTAGTATTGTTAAGTATAAAGGTGATGGTGCTACAACTGCAAAAATACCTCACGGGCTTTCAGCAGCACCGGAAATGGTATTTGTAAAAAGAACTGATTCATCTTCTGATTGGTATGTTTGGGCTACACCTGTTATGAGTATTACAGGAAGTGCATCTGATTATATGGTTTTAAACAGCAGTGCTGCAAAAGTAACTGCAGGAAGTGCTACAAATTTATGGGGTGGAAATGTACCATCTGCTACAACTATTGGAGTCGGTGATAGTGGCGGTTCAAATGCAAGTGGTGGTGATTACATTGCTTATTGTTTCCATTCAGTAAGTGGTTATAGTAAGATTGGAAGTTATACTGGTAATGGAAGTACACAGAGTATTACAGGGCTTGGATTTCAACCGGATTGGGTTTTAATTAAAGAAACATCAGCTGCAGAATCCTGGAGATTGTTTGATAGCGTAAGAGGTGTAAATAAAAGATTATTCCCGGATACAGATAGTACTGAATCTACTGCAAGTGATTCTTTAACAGCATTCGGTAGCGATGGGTTTAGTTTAGGTTCAAGTGCAGCGGTTAATCAAAACGCACAAACTTATATATACATGGCATTCAAAATAAACTAAAAGCGTGTAATATACATAATAATATAATTTAATCAAATTCAATAGTTTATGAAATTAACAGAAAAAGAGCACAAAGATTTAAAATCTTTAATAGAAAGAGTTGCTACAACTCAAAATGAAATAGGGTTAAACACAGTCAATGGACACAAGCTAGCCCATAATTTCTCACAATTAGAAATGCAATTAAATACAATGAAGTCTGACCTTGAAAATACTTATGGTAAAATCAACATAAATATTGAAACAGGTGAGATAGATAAAATTGAATCAAATGAAACTAATAAGGAAGATTAGTGTAGGAAGAGACTATAAAGATAATGCAATGCACTATCAAATAGGACAAGCGGTTTATGGAAACCACATTATAACGAATATACTTGAGAAAGATCACGATTACCAAATATATATAGAAAAGGATAAAGAAGTGTTGCTTTGGAAATCTTTTAATAAAAACATGGGAATAAGTATTGAGTATAATTTAGATTATGAATAATCCATACGCTTTAATAATACAACCCAAAGAAAACCGCTACAAAAACACTAAAAAAGTATCTGATAAAAACTTAATCCTAAACACGTCGATTAGCGACCATAGGTATGTAAGTAAAGAAGCTATAGTAAAAGCGCTCCCAGGTGCGTTTAAAACGCCTCTACAAGAGTCCGATGAAGTAATGGTACATCATAATATATTTAGAAGGTACTACGATGTTAGAGGAGTTGAAAAAAATAGTGGTAATTATTTCAAAGAAGATATGTACTTTTGTTATTTAGATCAAGTGTACATGTACAAAAGAAATGAAGACTGGGTAGCAATGCCAGGTTACTGTTTTGTAAATCCCATACAATCGGAAGATAAATGGGAAAACAAAGAAGAACCTTTAAAAGGTATTGTGGTTTATACAGACGGCTCTGATATTGTAAAAAAAGGAGAGCTTGTTGGATTTACACCATACTCTGAATTTGAATTTATAGTAGGTGATAAAAGATTGTATAGAATAAAATTAAATGATATTTCAATAAAGTATGAACACAAAGGAACAGAAAAACTCTATAATACGAGCTGGTTATAAAGCTGTACAAGAGTTAATCAAAGTCGCTGAAGAAGAAATCATAGTAGAAGATGCAGCAGATGAGTTAGCAGCAGATAGATTAAAGAACGCGGCAGCAACTAAAAAGTTAGCTATCTTTGATGCTTTTGAAATATTAAATAGGATTGAATCTGAAAAAGCAATGCTAGAAAACAAACCACAGGATAAAGAAAAAGCTTTTAGTGGTTTTGCAGAAAAAAGGTCTAAATAATGTCATATAAGCAAACATTATATAAAATCATTGAACCTATTAAGCGTACAACGATACATAGACTGAATAAAAAGAAATACTGGGAATATGGATATAACAAAGAACATGATGTAATTGTTATAAGTAAAACAGGTAAGATTGGTGATATATATGAAATACAAAATCTTAAGATTGCTTTACCACCTGCAGAAGATGTGTATAGCAAACACGATAAGTGGGTTGCGACAGATTACCCTAAAGAATTAAAAAACATAAGAACAATATTTGACTGGCAAACATATCCAGAAGAATTTAAAAAAGATTGGTATGGGTACATTGATAAAGAATTTACTAGGAGAGAAGAGGGATATTGGTTCCGCAATAAAGGCGTTGATACTTATATCACTGGCTCTCACTACAATTACTTGCAGTGGTCCAAGATTGATGTTGGGAAGCCAGACTTTCGAGAAGCAAACAGATTATTCTTCATATTCTGGGAGGCATGCAAGGCAGATCAAAGATGTTATGGAATATGCTACCTTAAGAATAGACGGTCTGGGTTTAGTTTCATGTCAAGCAGCGAGACAGTTAATCAAGCTACACTCACTTCAGATGCTAGATTCGGAATCTTATCGAAGACTGGTAGCGATGCAAAGAAGATGTTTACCGACAAGGTCGTACCAATTTCATCACACTATCCATTCTTCTTTAAGCCAATACAAGACGGGATGGACCGTCCCAAGACAGAGCTTGCCTACCGTGTCCCAGCATCCAAACTCACAAGGAAGTCCATCACCAGTACAACCAGCGCCAGCGGGAGGAAAGACCTCGACGGGCTCGATACAACGATAGACTGGAAGAATACAGGAGATAACTCTTATGATGGTGAAAAGTTAAGATTACTTGTTCACGATGAATCTGGTAAATGGGAAAGACCAGATAATATATTAAACAATTGGCGTGTTACAAAAACAACGCTGAGATTAGGAAGTAGGATAATAGGAAAGTGTATGATGGGTTCAACATCAAACGCTTTAGATAAAGGTGGAGATAACTTTAAAAAATTATACAATGACTCAGACGTTACAAAAAGAAACCGCAATGGACAGACTAGCAGTGGACTCTATAGTTTGTTCATACCTATGGAATGGAACTACGAGGGATTCATTGATTCTTTTGGATTACCTGTATTCGATACGCCCGGAACTCCTGTCGAAGGACCCCACGGTGATAAAATCGATGTTGGAGTAGTAGAGCATTGGGAAAATGAAGCAGATGGATTAAGAGATGATTCAGATGGATTAAATGAATTTTA